TAATTAGAAGCAAGGTAGAAGTAGTGAGGCTAGGTATACCGTAGTATCAAATAACGAAATGGTGCTGATTAGGGCAAACGTAAGCCATATACAGAGGTTTTAATGGTTATTCTGAGCCAATATATCACCTTAAAATAGCGTCTAAAATAGGGCGTTTTAGGGCTTAGATAGGAGAATATAGTGCTGAATAGCGGTAGTTCCTTAATGTTTAAAAGTAGGCGCAAACCACACCTGAAACGAAAGGAATGGGCTTTCTAAAGCACTTTCTAGTCCAAATGAGCCAATGTATAGCTATTCGGGAAAGTGCTTTAGAAAGCCCTCACAAGCCATTGCTAGCTTGTGAGGAAATTAATACTAACTAGATTAAGCCCACTGAATGTAAGCCTAATCTAAAGTGCAAGGTAGGTAAAAGTTATGCTATTTTAACCCACGGTGTAAATGTACCAAACCTAGCAACACGAGACCATCTATCACCGGCTGTTATCGCCCCTGTTGAGAAACTATATATTATCTCCTGCATGACAGCACTATTTCCAGGTGTGGATGTGACGATCAGCAGACCTTTTGCTTGGTCATCCTCTGGGTAGTTATATGCTAGAAAGCCAGAAGAAGTGCTAAAATGATCCAATAGAAACACTTTTACCGATTGAGGGTTGTCAGATTCAATGGCCGACTGTCCCTCAAACCCCAATTCTGTATCCAGATCGACCAGGCGATCACGATGTTTATATTCATCTTCCCTAGTTATACCTCCCGTAAAACCCTCCCCTTCCAATATGTTTATTTTAATCTTACCTACATCTGAACTGGGAACACGTAAATCAGCGGTGAAGTCACCATCTTCTATTTCTACGCTATCAATGTCAACATTTAGACAATACTTAGGTTGGTCTAAATCAATAGTTCTTCCACCAGGGACATCTGGCTTCAACTTGGTGTTCTTTATTACAAGCGTTGCTCTATTAGATGGGCTTTGATTAGATCCATTGATGTCACGTATACCAGCGGACGATATTCTATTACGAATAAGTCCCGTTGCGTTAAACGTAGTACATTCAACATTATCTAACTCTAGCCTAAACCCGTTTCGGATGTAATCCTCAAATACGAAACAAACATCGTCTAACTTTGTTCCATGTAGTGACCAAGTACCGGAGGAAACAGGTTGGGCAAAACCCATTATTAGTCGTCCTCCGTTCATCTTTAGTCTGTGAAGATTTACAGCCGTAGAACTCGACACCCTTGGTGTATCTACCGTTGTCCCATGAAAATCAACTATAGCCCCTTCGGGTATAAAATCTGCCCCTTGGTAGTCTTCACCCTTAACATACCCGCCAAATACATTTGCTTTAGAAGTAATATCAGGTAAGAAAGGATGAACACTATCTGCGGCAAATCGAATGTACTCTGTAAATCTTGAATTGACTAACGCTAGGTTAAATGTGTTAGTAGACCCAACTTCAAAACTACTGTCTTCAACGGTGACATCATACGCATTTCTATAGTTGAAGAAGAAGTTGCCAACCACCCTTCTGATTCTAATGTTTTGCGCCATCTCACCGAACTGTTCACCAGATATAGCTACCGATACAGAACCCGTACAGTTCTCAACACTAATATCGTGTTCCCATTCTCCGTGAAAAGAGAATTCAGCTTCACTATTATCTTCACCATGACAGTTGCTAACTAAGCCCCTTGCGCATGATGTGAAGTCAACAATATGCCTACCCCTAGTTAGTTGCAGTTCTGAAGCTAGTACGTTGCGACAACCTCCGAACTGCACATAATATCCGCGTCCACCTGTAGTAGCTACAGCTTCTTTAGAGTCACCCTTGATCATTATAGTGTCACGAGAGCTATAGACAGTAAACACTGGGTTGAACTGGTTATCCATGTCTACACTATATGCACTGAAGCCTACAGTTAGGTTCGCATTAAACCCACAGGTCGCGTTCTCGTGTGACGTTGATGTAGTGTCCACTACTCGCACATTTTTAACGCCAGAATCAAACATAGGAACAACTTTACCGATATATCCTTGGCCACTGAACGACCATCTATGTCTTTCTTCAGTTGTTATTGTTACAAAACCTGCCCCTGCTTGAACGTCTAGTACTTTAGCGAGGTAGTCATAATGTGCTCGACCGTCATTCGTTGGGTAAGAGTTTATAGTTGAAAATTTGATATACACACCAGCAACAATATCAGCCGCAAGAGTGCCTGCTACTATGATCTCACTTGTATCTGCTGTAACCCCAACAGTATATTCAACCTTATTGACCTCCTCACCCTTAAAGCTTATTACGCCTTCATTGCGAGCGTCTGGTGGGTTAATATTAGTCCCATCATTAGCCCATACAAGTTTTGCTCCTTGAAAGTCTATCTTGGTACTATCTACGTTAGCATGTGCCCACTGTGTAATTAAGTAACTACTTGTAGAGTTGCCAATAAGTGAGCCACCTACCAGCAAGGCAGCTTTAAGAGCATCTGTATCATCTGTAGGAGAAGGGTTGACTGAACCATTTTCTAAGTAGTAGTCTCCTGCTAAGCCTACTTGCTCTAGTCCTACTACATTTTCTTCTTTAAGGAGGGCTGTATTACTTCCTATGTCATGAGAACGGTACCCATCTCCTGTGTTGCCAGCAATAACTACGTAGTTTGCACCACCTTTACCAGTGTTGCTGTAGTACCCTTTAGTTCTCACAAGGTCACCTACAGATAACTCAGAGCTTCCTGCTACCATATCTGCTACACTGTCGTATGCCCATTGCCTTTCTCCTAAATCTATCCAATTATTGTCACGACGACCATATATTTTACTATCAACTGGGTTACTAGGGATAGTTCCTGCCACTTCCGATTGAGTAGGAGGGTGACCTTCATGGAATAGTTCATACGCATTAGGATTTACAGAAGGTAGTAGGCTAGTTACTCCATCTGGGTTTACCTGTGCGCCTACATTAACTACCGCAACTTTACCTTGTACGTTAGTAAGTAAGTAGTTATCGTGAGCAACGGTAGTGCTATTAAGAGCAATTACTGCTGACTTGTTTTGAATAGTAACATCATTACTTTCCCATAAGTTAGTAGTAGCCCTTTCATTAATACGGTCTAATTTTAGCCCATCTTCTTGGTTCAAGCCACTAGCCACATCATCTCTTGCACTAAGTGATATGCCAGTAACCCAGTAAGAGTTGGTATTGTCTAAGGCAGGGTCTTGAGGGTTTGAACCGGCGATATCATTGTGTGCAGTAACACAAGTATAACGTATGCCAGCTTTATCTACCCTAGCACCTACAGCATAAGCTATGAGGTCTTGCCAAGGGTATACGTCAGCTTCTGCATAAGACAGTTTAGCCTTATCTAGTGATTGTAATACGTGGTTAAAGTTTTGGTAGGTAGGTATTTCTGCAACCCAACCTAGTTGGTATTTGAAGTCCCCTGGGTCTGTCGTACCACCAGAGTCTGCCCAAACTAATTCTAGTCCTGTGGGAGTAGTCATGTTATATCCTATTAATTGTGAATGTAATGCCAGCAGGAACAAAGTACTTAGTCATATAATATATAAGTACTTCATCTTTGCTAGTTATTTCGTCGCTTGATACTATTAGTTCAACGCTTCTGTTTGCTGTAGGTATTGTAGAGTCTTGGTCACGTAATTCAAACACGCTAGGTGATTTCCCGACCAGTATAGATACTACAAAATACGTTAGGTTTATGTCTGCGGAGTCACGATTGAGTATCATAGCCTTGGCAAGTAGGACTTTACGATAAGTTGCATCTTCAAGTGGAGTTACTACACCTTGTGAGTTTTCATCTTTAAACAGTCCACCTCCAACAGGCCCAGCTTCATCAACCATACCATCTACATTTAGTGGTACAACTCCATCATCTGAGAAACCAAACCATGTGTTAGGGAGCACTAAAGACCTAGATTGTTGCAGTATAATACCTATAATATCTAACTGTCTGCCTACAGCATTTTCAATAAACCTTCCTGAGTATACTTTTTGTATCTGTTCAAATAGTAAATCTAATTCAGATACAAAAGCCATAATAAACTCTTGCAAGTCAGGACTGTTCTGATATTGGTCAAGTAGCAGACCTTCCATAATCTGCCTACCTTTGTCAGTTGTTGCCTCAGTACCAAAGCCAAGCTCTGGATAGAACAAAGGACTTTCATTAAGCAGATTACTCATTAGTTCACCACATTTATATTTATGCTACCAAAAGTCGTTGCTGCAAATTTACCAGCACCAACAACTAAATTAGTTGCAGTATAGGTTATGCCATCTGGGCTAAGTTCTAATACGTTAACTTGGGCTTTTGAGTACGGAGTAATAATACCAAATAGTCTTGACCAGATTACATCTTCCTCAGCATCTAAGCTATTTATATATGCTACTAAGTCATTCTTGATATTCTCTTCTGCACCAGCAAAGTCTGGGTCAAGGAACAATATTTCTATATCTATGAATACTGATTGAGGTGTGGCCTTACTAAAACTAACTGTGTGAGGATTACCTTGGTCATCATTAACTACTACACTAGTGCTTCCAAAAGTGGGGCAACCTAGTCCTTTAGTTAGTAGTATGACTTGAGCAATATCTTCATCAGTTATGATAGCATCAATCTCTCCTACTGTTACATGAATAGTATTAGGAGGCGTACCATCAGGATATGTAGTACTGGGGGTATCATTGTTAACTACAGTTGCTTGCTCAATGCCAAGGTCTTCTAATAGCCTAGCTTTAATAACTTCTTCTACAGCTATAAAGTTACGTAGTACAGTTCTGTTACGTAGATTACGATACTCTACTTCTGTTTGAGCACGAGCGCCTACTCTACCAGCTTGATTAGTAATACTAGTCCAACCAGTGATATTACTTACTATAGTTGTAAGCGCATTTTCATCTACATTTATAGGCCCAGATACCGTAGCTATAGCTTGTACAGATGCAGGTATTATTACATTGAAAGATGTACTGAATTGGTTGCCATCATCATCAGCTACAATTGATCCAGCAGGGACAAGTGTTCCTGCAACACCTATTAAATCTACTATAGCTTGTGATCGAGTAGCAGCACCATAAGGTAAGCCAGTGATTAATCCAATGTTACGCAAGCCAGCACCAACCGCTACATCTGGGTTGTAACTGTTATAAACTAAGTTAAGTTCACTCCAAGCTTGACCTAACTCGAATGAGAAAATCTCAAGCAGTTGACCATCTGGAGCTTCTATACTCAAATCAATCCCTGGGCTAAATGACTCTAACCTTGTACTGATGCGAGTTTTAATGTCTTCATAAGTTTCAGGAATGAAACCTTCTCTTGTAAGTCCCATTTATAAGCTCCAAGGTATGGTTAAGTCAATACCACCATAAGTAGTAGTGGCTGTGAATGATAAAGTTAGTACTCGTTTGCTGAGGTCTAAATTCATTGTGTCTATCTTTTGTACTCCACGTACACTTAAGATAACTGTTCTTGCTCTGATTTCTAAATCAAACAAGTCGGGGTTTCTTCTAAAGTCATCTAGATTAATCCATCCCTTAGTTGGGTCTAGTCTCCACTCACCTAACAAGGTAAGCAGTTTATTCTTTACTAGTTGGATTGTATAGCGACCATCACGCACTCGCTCAATACCACCACCTTCCATCTTAATGATGTCGTTAGTAGTTTGGCTAAGTGCAATTTGTATAGTCATAAGTTTTCCTATTCTGGTGGGCCTGTGTCGCCAAAGTCGGCAGATAATACCTCGTGAGTATGTGTCTTGAGGGATATACTACCCGCTGTTACATCACTAGTAGCAGTTATAGTACCTGTAGCATCAAGACCTTTAGTGGTAGTTTGCCCTTGTACATCTAACGTACCAGTTATAGTAGTTTCAGGAGAGTCAATAGTCATAGAAGTAGTAGCAGCTACCAAGGCAGTCACGCAATTAACAACAACCTCTGGGGCATTGATAGTTACTGATAATGTACTGTTAATATCAATAGACAAGTCTTCATTAAGACTAATCATTTGAGTGGTGTCATCGTTACGCCATTGGCTATGGTTAGCTGAGTATTGTTGTATAGCTCTTGGTAAGGTATTAAACCCTACTAAAGCTAATCCATCATCATCGCTAAATTGTCTACGCAACCAAGGTTTAGGTAGGTTAGCTAGTAACCCTGCTTCATCCTTATCTTCGTATAGCCAGTGGTCATACCCTTGTTGACTAAAGTACATCAAGCAAGTATCGCCAGCCTTGATAGGCATAGTCAAAGCCCATCCACCACCTGATACGGTATGGACAGGAACTTCTTCTATTGGCTCACGAGCTTTAGACTGAGAGATAGTATTAGCATCACTATAGACAGTATCTATACATATTTGTATTGTTGCTGTTTGATTCTCTGGGAAGTACTCCACAATTCTAGCAGGTAATATGATAGACATCTTTTGGTTATCTATCATAATAAGTCACCAAAGAATGATGTCTCACCAGAAGGAGGTGAAATCTTAGTCAAAGTAGTAGGGGCTGCAACTCCTAATGTATCACTAACTACACTGTCACCTATACTAGCTGCACCTCCAAGTACTTGATCAGAGGTAGGAATGTCATTCTCTTGGAAGTCATCAGGATTTAACTCAGGGTCTTTTGAACCAATTGCTCCTGCTATTAAACAATCTACACCAAGAGAAAGTAGTACCTGCCCTAATGAACGATCACCGTTTACTCCAAATAAACCATAGGCTGCACCATAGATAGACTTCTTTAAGTCACCTAAAGCAGTTTCTATAAATTCCTCTCCAGCTTCTAAAACTAATCCTGTAACACCATCAGCCACACAAGCTGAGAAAGTAGCTGCACCAGCAGCTAGGTCTATGCCAGTTTCTCCTTGTAGCAAACCAAACCAGTTCATATGTGCTTCTGGTTCACCCTCTGCTACATCAGTGTCACTAGTATGTACTTCGTGAGAATACGCCTTAGTAGTTGGGTCATAGGCAACCTTGTCATAAGTAGTTATAGAAGTTTCACCATTTAGGTTAGTTGATTCTACTTGAAAGGATTCATTGAAGTTAACAGGAGCTTGAGAAACCTCATACTCTTCTGGAACTTCTAGCCCAACACTTAATAGCTCTTCTACACGGGCTGTACGTTCTGCATCAGTTAGTGGAGTAAATACTAATAAGTTTGGAAGGGTTGCATTGGCAGTTAAGCCTAGCTGAACTTCTTCACCCATCATAGTAAATTCCATAACATCTGTCTTGCCAGCCATCAACTTAGTTTTAAACTTAGTGAATATAACTGGAGTGTAGTCTCCAAAGTTAGTGTTAACTTCACAAGGTGTAGCTCTACGTACTAAGTCTTTTAGTGTACCAAATACTATCTTGGTATTGTTTCCACCGTACTCGTGAAACTCTTCTGCACCTATAATAAGATGATTAGATATGAGTCCACTTATGGTTACTTTACGGTTCTTCTTTATTGCATGGTTACTCACATTGAAATCTGACTGAACAGGAAACTTAGTAACCTCAGTAGTAACTTCATGTTCCTCAGCAATAACTGAGTGGAAGCGTAGAATTGACTCTGCTGCATCCGCACCTTCATGTTCCTTATACTTTATTTGTGCTTTGGTTGGTCTTCCCATTATATCCACCACTTATCTGTGTTCATATTAATTCCAACTGTTGGTGAAGTAGCGCCTACATGAGTAGACCATTCACTTGACCAGTTAGAGCCTTTGTGTTGAACAGATAATGCTTGGTATTTAGTAAAGCCTGCAACACTATCTTTCAATATATTTTCTGCTACTTCCAAGGCAACCTGAGATGTATCAGTACCTACTGTGAGTAACTGAGAAATATTCAGAATAGATGTAGGTATAATTCTAGGGTCTAGGTTAGAGTGCACCTTCAACGTAGCTGGTCCGAGTTTAGGGTTAGCCCGCATGTTGGTGGTACTCAATACGATGTCACCTTTACTAGTATAAAAGTCTGTACCAGTCACATTCTTTGCAGTAGGTTGATACATGATTATAAACTTATTACCTACTGTAAACACTCTAAGTCGTTGCTCGTGGCTGTAGCTTTCAAGTACACTTAGTAGTGACCCTTGCCTCCTAGATGCTGGCTTAGGTGGAATGCTATCAAGTAGACCTTTTGGGAAGTGCTTAAATTCAATAACACCACTGTATTTAGTTTCTTTAATACAAGTCTCTATTACATTACGTATGCTTGGACTAACTACCCTTACATCAATTCGCTTTTCTAAGTATGCTTTTCTGAGTTTAGAGTAACAATACAGATTAGTCACTGCACTAGGCACTTTCTTCTCTTCCAAGGCATTACTTATAAACATCCTATCTGCTATAACAATAGGTTCAGCATCATGTAAGGCAACCGTCACAGTAGCAAAGTTACCTTCACTTGAAATCTTCTTGACTGTATCTGGAGCTAAGTTAGTTATACTAAACTTAGCCCTAGACCAACCTTCAATATGCCTAATGTCGAAGTCCACCTTTAAACTATCAGTAGAGAAGATTAACTTATCATCTTCTGTATGAATTTCTATTAAGACATATTGACCGAACTTACGAATCGGTATTGCCATGTTAGCCTCCAGTACTTAGACTTGCATCTGAGTCAACCGATACATCACCATCTACATCAGTAGTGGTTGTGATAAGCTCAGGCGAGATTTCATTGGTAACTTTTACGTTAATATTACTTGGTTTGTCAGATGTGCCATTACGAGTCTGACTAGGCATTGCGCCTATATTATCTTTAGGTATAACATCATCAGCTGAGAAGTACTCCCAAGCTTCATTAGCTGCACCTACACCAGCACCAATAGCACCACCAATAGCAGTTCCTACTCCTGGAACAACTGAACCAGCAGCAGCACCATAGGCAGCGAACTCCATAACGTCCATTGCTGAATCAGCCAAACCCCCATCATCTTCTACACCAGATACATATCTAGCAGCCATAGGAACAGCAGTAGCTAGTAAAGCAGCAGGTGTTGCCTTAGCAACTGTAGATAGAGATTTGACAGCATTAGCAGCTTTCGGGCCAACTTTAGCTGCTGAGGATAAGAATGAAGAAGCCTTTCCAGACCCTACAAACTTGCTTCCTAAGTAGCCAGCAGCAGCACTGCCTACTATGGTAGCACCAGTTTCAACAGCACCTAGAGCCACACCATTAGTAAGTTCCGCACTTTCTTCAAGTACCTCTCGCTTACCTTGTTGGAAGGTTTGGTATTGTCTATTGGTTTCTCTTAAGGCTGTTTCACCTATTGAGCCATCTTCAGATGATAATGCACTTGGGTTTCCATCAAAGACTGCCATCTCTGGCATTCCATAGAAGTTAGCAATTGCTTGCTTGTCTTCTGGACTTCCAGCGGCAGATACATCTGAGGCTACTTTACGCATTAACTGTTGAGGTGACATAGCAGCAAACTCTTGAGGCGAGTTTGGTAAGCTAAGTGCCTTGACTGCTTCATTACCAGATGTACCACGGTCTTTCATAAACGCAGTAAACTGAGCAGCAGCTTTAGCTTGGTCATTGAATGTAGCTTGCAATTGGCCAGCTTTGTTAATAGTACTAACAGCTCCAGCTTTACTTAAACTCCCTAACTCTAATGCCTCACGGGCACCACGAGATTGGGGAGCAGTCATACCAGCTTCTGCACCAGCACGTACTTCATCCATACCAGTGTTTAATCCACCTACAACTACAGCAGCTAACTCAGCAGCGACACTAGCAGCTTGCTTAAGTTCCTTACCAAAGTTCTTTAAGTTCTGGGTCGTCTCCTTCTGAGCATCTTGCTTTTCTTTTTCAGCTTTCTTAGCATTTTGCTCCTGCTGTTTGTAGAATGCAGCCATCTCTGAGTTGTCGCTATCGTCTCCGAAGGCAACTTGCTGGTTTCCGTCAACAAAGTCATTTCTGGCTTTAGCTTGTTCACGTTGGTTTTGTATTCTATCGAACTGGATTTCTTCATCAGGCTTGGCTGCATCTGTTGCTTCCTTCATTCGCTCACGTTGGTCAACTTGTTCTATCTTCCTAGCAAAGGCTGTGTTACTAGCTGCTTCTCCAGAAGATTCCCCACTAACACCTACCATTACTGCCGTTTGGAAAGCTGTCATAGGTTCATCAACAGGTTCTTCAATTTTGAAAGCCTCTTGTTGTCCTTCTAACTTAGCCCCCTTACGTTTGCGAGGCTTCTTAGATATGATTTGATTTCTCAAAGTCTGTACCCCTTTTACATTTAATTCGCTAGCTTCCTTTAAAGCATTAAAACCTCTAGCTTTTAATTCCGCTTGCATTGCAGGGTCAGCGTGTACAAGTTCATGTACAAACTCACCAGTGTATTTATCAAGTGCATAGAAGTGTGTTTGGCTTTCACCAGTTACAGCCATTTGCAATTGAAGTTGTGGAGTGTATTTATCTAGAGCACCCTCCATAGACCCTGTTGAAAGATACTTAAGTTCTAGCAAGCCAGCACTTTTACCTTCTTCATCGTATAACCTACCATCAGGTGACACGCCAAAGCCAGGAAGTTTCTCGTTTTCCTCAAAGAAAGCTTCTTCTACTGTCAGGCCTTCGGCATACTTACTGGCCATGAAAGCAGCCTTAGCTCTATCCTCACCATCATTACCTTCACGAGTATGGGCATTACCGAGGAAGTCGTCATCAGCATCAGTAATGCCAAGCCTCTTTCTTGCTAAGGTGTAGATAGTTGCATCCATACCTTTTTCAGTAAGTAGGTTGCCAGCAGTTGAGGCTGTGATTTTACCTTCACGTTGTCTTAGCCACCCAGCAGTACCTTGCTTGTATGGGAAGGTCTGGTCAAAAGTGTTAGGCTCAACATAGCGACTAGAAAGTTCTTCTTCGCCCATCTCCTCTACAAGGTCGCTCATGCTAGACTGTTTGGCTTCATTGTCTTTCTGTCCAGAGTAGAAGGAGTTCCATTCTTCGCCCTGTATAGATGCCTCGTTACGGAGGTTCTGCAAATCAGCTTGTTCGCCATAAGGAGTATCCCAACCAGACATTCTTTGGGTATTACCCTTAGATTCATCACGGTTAGTAAGTAACTCTTGCCTAAGCACTTTACGAGAGAAGGTAGCCATACGTTGCGCTGTTGACATTGCGAACTCTTGGTCACGCTTATGTTTAGCTCTTTCCTCAATAGTAAACTTTTGACCTTTAGCTGGTCTAGGTTTAGGAAATAAAGAGTTAGCTAGTGAAGGAGTTCTTCTTAGTGCATCATCACGCTGCGCGCCAGTTACGTCATCCCTAAAGACTTTATGACCTTTTTCATTCCTTACAAAACTAGTCTTCTGTCCACTAATTGTTGGTATTTGTTGATACAAGTCATCGAACTGGCTAGATGAAAGTCTATCCTCAGCAGTGCCTTGGAATGAGCTGTAGATACCTTGAGTAATTTTAATACCAGTTACGCCAGTTTCATTAGGCAAGCCTAGTACATTTTTAGAGCCCTCAAAGAATGTGCCTTCAAGAAGTCTCTTAGTTATAGATTCTTCTAGTGCTACTCTCCTTGATGCTTCTGCTGGGGAACCTACAGTTCGTTCATCTAAGTAGTGCCCTGCTAGTTCCTTAACATAACCAATAGCTGTAGTAAGGTCAGAGTTAGCTTTATACTGCTTCTCTTCCTGCCATTCAGTTTCTCTCCCGTATACGTTGTGCCCAATTAAAGCACCACCTGGGCCTCTATCCATGTACGTACCAGAGGAATTTTGTAGTATTGAAACTACTTGACTAAGCTCCATTTCTTGGCTTGGAGGGTTAACAGCTCCATCGACTCGCATGTCTCTAGCGAACCTCGCTAAGTCTTTAGTACCAATCTCTTTAGCAAACTGTTCTCTAGCAGCAGCCGCATCAACTGGGTGTATGCCCTCTACATCATTGCCAAGAAGTAACTGTTGTATTCCAGCTTGTATTCGATATTCTATATGACCTATTCTGCCGAGTTGTAGAGCATAGCTAGTAGCTTGTATGTCTCCTTCCCTCAACATAGTATTGTCTGCGGAAGGGCCAACTCTTTCAGGCTGGTCACCATTGAAGGCATCTACTAAGGCAGTACCAATAGCACCTTTACTTTTACTGGTAGCTAGCTTTCTTCTAAACTTAGCAGCTTCTCGTCTAGTGGGTTGGCCATCTATTGAGGTTGGCACAGGTGTTTTACCAGAAGCTATACCTGCTTCCATTTTAGCAAAGAAAGCATCAGCATCACTGTCTCCTTCTTCGCCTAAGTCTAACCCGCCACTAATATTATCATACATACTCTCTTGAGCAGAGCCATCTATGTTAGCTAGTTGTTCCTCTGGTTCATCCCAAAATCCGTCATCTTCTATATCATCTTCTATGTCATCTCCAAACATATTAGTCTCCTATTCTACGCCTCCTTGACTTGGAGAGGGTAGCATATGTTGTTTAATCTCTAGGATTTGATGAAACATCTCTAGGTCATATATGTTGTAGGTTCCATCTTGTAACTCTCTCAAGGTACATAATGGAGGATTTACTAACAAAGGTTTTACTAAGTACCCGTTTAGCTTAGGATAAATTTTACTGTAATCCACAGGCATAGTAATTTGCTCACCAGTTATGTTTGCTCTGGGGAGGCTTCCTTTGCTAAACCTAAGCTGAAAAAATCGCTAAACTGGCTGTGCATGGTATGACAAAACAACTCCATTACTACAGCTGGATTACCTTCAAACATATTGTTTAAAGTTTCAGGCTCAATCTTACTGCCATCTATACGTACTTGACATACGAAGTGTTTGATTATACGAGCAGCCAATTCTGGGTCAGTTGCATTCATAAGAGCTACAATAGAAGCAGGAATGTTTAACTCTGCCATACGTATTACATTTTCATTGCCAAAGACCTTGCCAGCTTGGGAAAGGTTTTGGAGTGCTACATCTACAGCCCAGTTAGGGATATATATTTCTCGACCATCTTTGATAGTCTTACGATAAGGTTCTTTCATTATGATTTTCCTAGATTAAACAAAACAAAAAAGCCCTACTTCAAATTTAAATTGAAGTAGGGCTAAGTATTAACTATGCACCGAAGTTAGCAGCGTCGTCACCATCGTCACGAAGGAAACTAGTTTGCTCGAACGTAATAACCCAAGTTACTGTGTTCATTGTCTGACCACGAGACATAGCAGGGATAGCAAGAATTACACCGTTAGAAAGTGTAGCTTCATCGCGACCCATGTTATCACGTAACTTCCCTTGGATTGGAAAGATAAGTGCTCCATCAGCATCGGCTTGTGCTTGGAAGTAGTTAGCATAATCCTGTAGAATCTTATTCTCAGGTGCGTTCATTAGTACTGGGAACGTTAAGTCGCCAGCCTTAATACGCTGCATAGATACAACCATGTCACCGTATGCACCGAACTGAGTCGTTGCAATAGGCGCTCGTCTCATGACGTTGATGAGGTTTTCACCAGTACCAAAGCCACGGACATTAACAGTTTGATATTTACCAGAAGCATTAGGAACTTCTAGAATTAAATCAACGTTAGCAAAACTATATTGATACATGTTAGCTCCTATTCAGCAAATGTACCTGATACAACTACTTCATGTAGTGCACCAGCACCAACCATCTCGAAAGATAAGCCAGCATATAAACGATTACCTTTGTCACTTGAAGAGACATCAGCAAGGTCAACAGAGTTGATAACAAAACCATCTGGAAGGTAGCGACCATCTGGCAAGAAGCCAGGAGCTGCTAAGCCATTACGTACAGCAGCAGCTAGGCTACGCTCAAGAGTTGCAGCAGTAGTGTTGATACCAGACTGAGTGTAAGGTACTTTGGTAGCTGATTGGAATAACAAGTTAAACATATCAACTTCACAACGGTTCTCTAACCACAGTAAACCATGGGTAGTATCTAACCAAGAGCCAGAAGCCATTCGTGAATCAGAGTAAGCATTTACTGTCTTACCGATACGCACAACAGCAGAGCCATTCTTAGAACGCAAGTTAGCGAACTCACCAGGAGTTAGGTCTTCGGCAGTGATGGTAGGGATCTGTTTAAGGTTCAAGGTAATCGTTGTATTGATACCAGAGAAGTTAACAGAAGCAGCACGACCAAATACAGCAGCAGATGGATATTGAGCTTTAGTCTTACTAAACGAACTCAATGAGAAACGCAAAGTCTTATCTTTAAGCTTAGATAAAATATCTGTATCAAGTGAACTAAGCACTGATAAGTTATTAGAAGTGTTACAGAATATTTTACTGTTAGCTTCTGCCCAATCAGCGATGTCTTCTGTAGAGTTACCATTGTCAGTACCAGTGATGTCACGGTACTTCTTATGAGTAACTAAGCCAGTAAAGTCAGTACCATTAGCAACAACATTACCTAACGCTTGTACAGGAGATTCAGAACCAAAGCCTTGTTCTACTTTACCTTGATGTTGCTCAAGACCTAAAGCCTCAGCAGCATTGACAGCACCAGCACCAGTACTGCCATCAGCAAATGTAATTGAAGATGAAAGGCCAGTTAAGGTAGATTTAACTTCAAAGCCATAGCCAGTATGAGTAACTGTTACTGAGGCAGCATTGATAGCATTGATAGCATCTTCTAGCTCAGTAGCAATATCATCTAAGTCAGTAGCAGCAGATAAATCTAAATCTGCAATAGCAGCTACACCAGCATCAGTGGTGATAGTAAAGTTACCTAAGTTGCCACCAGCGATTAAGATAAGTTCTTCGAAGGTTTGATGACCACCACCAGTTAAGGTAGCAGGTTGGTCTGACTCAAAGCACGTATGTACTACAAAGTCAGTGGGTGTAGGGGTAGCAGCATAGAAAGCTGTAGCAGCTTTAGCTACTTCGGTGGTAGCATCCCAGTCACTTAACACACCAGCAATACCCGTATAAGCACGACTACGTTCAGCTGAACCTATTGGGTAGATGCTGTTTTCATTTACATCAGCATCGGTTGTTAAGAAACCAAGGATACCAAAGTTACCTCCAGCAACACCAGTAGGTGATACCGAGATGGAAACATTAGCAAATTCAGTAATTTCAATTGCCATTTTTTGTTCCTTAAATATTATTTATTTCAATGTCCATAAGTATTTCTTCTAAGTTACCAGTGATGAACTTACCAGAAATATTAACAGAAGTAATGTTATCTACTACTTCCTCGAACACGCGAGTTACATAGAAATCAACTGAGAACCCCTTCCGGTATTCCCACTCTTTCTCTAATTTTGCATCTTCATTGACGAGTGGCTCGCACTTTATAAAACCATATCCAGTCTCTATCATTAGAGCCTTCATAGCTTCAGAAGTCCACCCATTCATAATTTTAGATGAAGGTATGCCAGATGTATCTACTACACCGATTCTAGCTCTTATCTTCACGAGGCTATGTGTTCGGTATGTTGTAGTGAGTTCATCTTGGTCATGTACTAGTTGGCTAGGCACGCCTTCTTGGTACTCTGCTAGGACTCTGATATGAGCAAATTCACCTTCGGGCTTCTTTGCATTACGTTGCCTTGCAGGATAGGAGAACTTAGGAATACCTACCATAGTGTCCACCATCTTCTGCAAAACTTTTATGTCTGCTAAATCAGGGGTCATGGTTTCCACTCCGTTGATTTCTCTAGTAGGACTGAGAAGAAGCCGTACACAGATTCTTCTGACCTTTGAAGGACATTATAGAAGTTACCTGCGTAACCAACTTTATCTCCTCTATCTATAGGAAATCTATCAGTAACATAAAGAGTTTTGAATTGGCTGAAACGCGTACCACCATCTTCGGAGTGCACTGCTTCACCTTCTTCAAATTGAGAGAACTTGTTACCAGATTTAATAACACCATAGATGTTCTTCTTAGTAACTTTTCCTTCTACCCAAATGTTTTCTTCGTCGTAAGTGCCTTCCGCTATCATGTACCGAATTACTTTGGTAAGCATTCTAGAGTTGAAGGCACGTTGCATTTGCATGGCTATGATACACCTCCCTGAGCTTTACAGCCCTTATGAGATTTCCAAATTTCCATACCCTATACTCCATACATACCAGAGAAGCAAATCTTACGGTAAAAGATTACTCGCTTACCATAGGCAGTACTGTTAAGTTCATCAAAGGTAGGTTCTATATCACCTATTGCACTTTCAATAACTACATCATCTACTTCTTGTTTCTTGATAGGTGCATAAGCAGCACTATCTCCAGTTTCAGTATGTTCAGCAATTGTTATAAAGTGCGCGGTGTAGTACTGGTGAACAGTATCATAGTATCCACGCCATTTGGCTTCCGAACTTATAATTAGTGCAACATCATCTAAGTAGAGTTGCACTACTTCATCATCGACTTCGCAGAATTCTGGAAACCTTAATTGGAAGTCTGCTACACTAGCCGCCATTATTTGCCAGCTTTAGAAGCTTTGTCAGCCTCAGCAACTAACTTCTTAGCAGCATCTAAGGCAGCTGCATCAGCTTTGGCTTGATCTTCTTTAGACAAGCTAGGAGTTTTAATCCATTTAGCAACTTCTTCTTCTTTAACTAGCTTAGCCAGTCGAGGGATAAAAGCTGCATACTCTTTATCATCTAACTCAAGAATTGATTGAGCGGGAAGTGTAATACGTTGTGAGCCAATTTTAAAACTGACGTTGCATAACAGTAAACTTTTGATTTTCATTTTAGTTCTCTTTAAATTGAATGGAAGCCTACCCGTAAGAGTAGGCTTTGTTATTTCTTAACTCTAGCTAGAGCTATTTAAGAAATGTTGGAACGCAGCTGGACGAATCATTTCAACGCCAGCAAAGCGACCGTAGCAGTTTACTTCAAACTCTAGACCTTTGTACTGTACAGGTAAGTGCATGTACGGGAAAGGTTCACGAATACGTGCATTGTCAGCACCAGATTTATAAACAGTGAAGCCACCAACTTGGCCACCAGTAGGGTCAAATGTACCACCAGCAGTAGTTGGGTAGATGCCTTCAAGTTCGTTAATGTCTTTGATTTGAGACTCAGACTTGATGAACTTGTTGTTCTCTAAGAACCACTTCATGATAGACACTAGTGGGAACTCATCAGAGATAGGCGTATTTTCTAAGTACAGCTTATCTTCTACAGACATTAAGATAGTGTCTGGACGGAAGAGTTTCTTAGTATCAATATAAACTTGAGCGCAGGCATCAGTTAAATCTTTAACTACTTCAACACCAGTTTTAAGCCTCCACTGAGGGAATCCACCAGCACCGTCAGCTAACTCAGTCTTCTGGATAGTAAGACAAGGAGCGCCAACAGGCCCATCAAACAACCCATTAAGCTTGTCAGCAGGGCTACCAAACCAGATGATTTGGTTTACTTTCTCTTCGTATGACTTACGAGTAGCTTCGGCTTTACGAGCTTCAAGAGGCATACCAGTTACTTTAGAAGCAGCTAGCTCTTGACGAGAGTAACCAAAGGCATTACCAAGGGTCTTGACAGTAATTGAGTACTCTTCACCCGAGATGTCACCACGAGGCAAATCAGTTGCTTTACCAGCAATGATTGCAGTCTCGCCACGCTTATCGTATGAACGGTAAGTGATAGTATTTATACCTTCACCACCCTCTGTGTTCAAGTCAAAACATACACGACCCATCAGTTCTGGGTAAAGGACATCGAAGCTTTGTGCTTGGATATACTCAAGTTGACGCTGGAAGAAGATACCTTCATCATCATTAAGGAAAGTACCATTGTTAATAAGATGCTCAACAGCATCAGTAATTACATAAGATACTGGCTCTGCGCCTACGATAGCTACGTTAGTTTCGTCTACAGCAAAAGTTGTAACAGTTTTCATTTATTTCTCACTTTAAATAATTAATTACTAGGCTAGTTAGCTAGCCTATGTTTGTTATTAAGTACTACTACTTAATGTCAATACGTACTTTGATGATGTCGCCAGCAACGCCAGCTTCTTCTGCAATCACGTTGGTAGTA